ACAATGAGCGTCCAGTTATGCTAGAGCTATGTTCGTATTGGGCGCACTATTCAATGTGGTTCTTGCAAAATAAGAAAGAAGGAGTTTCCTATCTTGTCGAGCCAGACTCAGAAAACCTTCAATCTGGGATCTTTAACTTTAAAACAAATGGGTATAACGGTAACTTTATAAATAAGTCCGTAGGACCTATTGACCCATTGCATAATAAAATAAATGATAAGCAGACAAATATTTTAGATTTTAGCGTAGATAATTTTTTTAACGAGTACAATATAGAAAAATTAACAATTCTACACTCTGACATTCAAGGAGCCGAGATTAACATGCTGCATGGAGCAAAAAAATCTTTGTCTTCGTATTCTATTGATTACGTATTTGTCTCAACTCACAGTCAGAGTATACACAGCACCTGTGTAGATATGCTAAAAAGCTATGGGTACATTATAGAAGTTTCTTCTGACGTGGAGACTCACTCTACCTCTCTTGACGGATTTATTTTGGCTACTTCTCCAAACGCAACAAAAATATTTAATAATTTTTTACCACTCGGGAGACTAGACATTTTAAAAACATCTCCAAAAAGTATATTAGACAATCTTGTGTTAACCTATGAAGGAATAAACAATGATTAAGTACTTGATTGCGGGGAGCACCGGGCTTGCAGGCTCTGCTCTATGCAGAAAGTTAGAAGATATAGGCGAAGACTACGTAGGAATTTCTTCAAAAGACTTAGATCTTAAAGATTATAATCAAACGTTAGAAATATTAAAAAGGTACATGCCTCAAAATGTTGTTATTGCTGCCGCAAAAGTAGGCGGAATTAAGGCAAACAACACGTATCCAGTAGAGTTTTTAAACGAAAACATACTAATTGGGATGAACTTAATTAACGCGTCATTTGAATTAAAAATCCCCAATGTAGTATTTCTCGGATCTAGCTGCGTCTATCCAAAATTTGCGCAACAGCCGATGAAAGAACAGTCCTTAATGACCGGCCCTTTAGAAGAAACTAATTCTGCGTATGCTATCGCGAAGATCGCGTGCATTGAGCTAATAAAGTCGTATCGCAAACAATACGGTTTAAACTGGTTTTCTGTAATGCCGACAAACCTATACGGTGAAAACGACAATTTTGATTTAGAAAATAGCCACGTCATGCCAGCAATTCTAAGAAAGGTGCATGAAGCAAAACTAAACAAAGATAAAAAAGTTCTAATGTGGGGTAGTGGTAATCCAAGAAGAGAGTTCATGAATTCAAACGATTTAGCTGACGCTATAGTATTCTTGATAGATAACAACAATCAAAATGATGTTGTAAATGTAGGAGTAGGCTACGACATTACTATAAAAGAATTAGCAGAAAAAATTGCCAAGGAGGTCGAGTACGAAGGAGAGTTCGCCTGGGATCTGAATTCGTTAGATGGCCACCCTCAAAAACTACTTGACAGTTCTAATATTTTTAACATGGGATGGAAGCCAAAAATAGATATTAACAACGGAATACGTGACTATTACGATTGGTATATAAAAAAATGAAAAGACTATTACAAAAGGAAGTAGGGAATGACGCAGTGAAAAAAATATTCTTGATGCACGAAAAAAATGACGATGTCGCACTATTCTTATATAAAGTTATGGTAAATCTTTTTAATAAAGTAGAAGTTGTTAAAAATTATTCGGAGTGTGATATTTGCATAATTGGAACGCATCCAGATGACTTGTCTGCAAATAACTTTAATATGCTGAGCTCTGAAAAAATAAATTTTTTTGTAGTAGGAGAAAGTTCATTGTGGTTTAAGTATTTTAGAAGAATTAGTTTCTATCAAAATAAAGATTTTTTAGATAAAGTCTATGTTGTTGGAGTGGCAGAGAATTTTTTACAGGGTAAAAAGTTTATTGAATTGCCCTATTGGAAAATCCATATAGATTGGTTTGAAAATAGCAGCGATCTAATATCTTTAAATGAAATTAAAAATAATAAGTGGAGATCAAAAGATAAAGATATGTCTGCATCATTTGTTTCAAGCTATAAGTACTGGAATTTAAATAATGATTTTTCTAATCAATACGACATAAACCTTGAGCCAAAGCAAAGATATAGATATGTTGAAAATATTAAAAATAATTTTTTAAACGTTGAAGAGTCACTTTTAAAAAATATAAAACCTGGAGTCAAAGGTAAATTAGATTTTATTTCAAATCATCTAATACACCTTCCATTTGAAAATTCAGTAAAGAGCGGATATGTAACAGAAAAACTTTTTCATGGACTTGTCGCCGGCTGCGTAAACTTGTACTATGGAGATGAATCTTCTATAAAATATTTTAATAAAGATTCTTTTTTTATTTTCAACGATGAAGAAAGCTTATTTATTCAGATAGAAAAAATAAAGGATCTATGTAGTTCAAGAAAAAAAATAAAAGAATTCTTAGAAATTGATCCATTTCTAGATAATCTAGAAATAGAAAATTTTATGAGTGAAATATATTTAATTGCAAAATAGCAAGGCAAAGCAGACATAAAATATTTAACACGCTATAGTGCTTAATCTTAAACTATTTATTCTACGAAAGGAAAAAATGTATGATAATCGATCAGTTTAAAAGTTTTTGTAAAAGTAAAGAGTCTTACGCACAGTTAAATCAAGATCTTTTAGTCTTGTTCTTCCTAGGAGACCGTCCAGGATACTTTGTAGAATTCGGTGCCTGCGATGGAATTTATCTTTCCAATACTTTTTTGCTCGAGACATACTACAACTGGTCAGGAGTACTTGTAGAGCCGTCCCCCTACTACAGTAAGGTACTAAAAGAAAAAAGATTGTCAAAAATAGATACTCTTTGCGTGTCAGATAAAAGCGGAGACAGCGTTGATTTTGTAGAGGTTGACGGAACTAGGTGTCTATCTGGAATATATAACTATGCGTTTAATGATATGCACTCAGAAGCTAGAAGGTCTAAAGGAGTAACCTATAAGGTTGATACAATCTCCCTTAAAGATTTGCTCGATAAGCATGACGCTCCAAACGTAATAGACTATATTTCTATTGACACAGAAGGATCTGAGTATTCTATTCTTAAAGCATATGATTTTTCTAGAGTATTTAAAGTAATCACTGTTGAGCACAATAATACGTATCAAAAACCAATGATTGATAGTCTTTTGACATCTCACGGGTACGTTAATGTTTTTCCAGCAGAGTCCCAGTGGGACGGCTGGTACGTATTATCAGACATATATGAAAGCGCTAAAGCGGCGGTGCAAGGCAAATAAAAAAGAAGGGCTAGTAACTCGCAGGATAATAGTATAGAATAGGCAATACCATAACTTAATAAAATAAGAGGACCCAAGTGCCCCGTAAAGCTATCCGTGGGGGAGAGCACGAGACACCGAAGCCAGACCTATCTAAGGCAGTACTCTACACGAGTCTCCTAGCAGGTTATATCTTTATGACTCCGTCTTCCGCGTACGCAGAAGATGTCGTAGTCACTCCCAATCCGGACCCAAATCAAACAAGTCCGAATCCATCTCCGTCAACTGAGCCAGCGCCTTCAACACCACCAGCGCCAGCAACAGAGCAGCCACAAGACCCACAACCTTCTTCATCTACGAATCTTATACCCGCTCCTCCTGCCACGACTCCCGAGACTTCTTCACCTCCACCTCCTACAAACGCAGAGCTTGTAGCCCAGGCAACTCAAACAGTTACCGCCGCGACCGCAGCTCTTGAAGAGGTTAAAACAGTATCCGAGGCGCAACCAACTCCTGCTCCTGAAACAACTACGACCGCAATAGAAACCGCCGAGACAACGCTCACTACCGCGACCACGGCAATTGCAACCGCGACTGCAGCAGTTGAAACAGCAGCCTCCACCCAGGCAGCGGCGGATACTGCCCAGGCAGCCGTCACAGCCGTTACCGAAACTCAACTCGCTCCTGCGCAGGAAACTCTCGTAACTAAGACTGCAGAGGTAGCCGTAGCTTCCGCGGCAGTTGATACTCAAGAGGTCGTCGTTGCTCAGGCAACTACCGAGGTAGCTCAAGCAGAGACAGTTCTCGCAACTGCGTCTGCTGCGGTTGATGCTCAACAAACAGTTGTAACTCAGGTAACTGCTGAGGCAACCGTTGCTCAACAAGCGTCCGACGCGGCGAATACGTCTACATCTACCGTTACAACCGAGACATTTAATAACAATACAGTATCCAGCGCGGTGTCAATTACTGTTAACGGTGCTCCAGTTTCAACTACATCTAATAATAACGTCTACCTTTCATCAGGTTGGAACACTGGAAACCCTAGTGTTGTCTCCGGTAGCGCACTTGTTTTGCAAAGCTCTTCAGCTCCCGTGCTAATTCAATTTGCCTCCACAAGCGTCTCCCAGGTAGAGTTTGGCGTCTACGCTAAGAACGGTGATAGCTCTGCTACCACTACGTTCTCTGACGGCACAGCATCTACCTTCACTATTGAAAACAACGTGTCTACTCAAAATGGACAACCTAACGACACATTTACGCACGTAGAGACGATTGCAGCTCCCGACGGAAAAAACATCTCTTCTATCTCAATTGACGCCAACTGGGACTACTACATCATTGACAATATAAAGGTAACGTCTACAACTACTACCTCGGACCCTGCTCTTCTAGCTACCGCCCAGCAAGCACAGGCAGTTGTCGTTGCAGAGACTCAAACGCTTACTACGTTGCAAGTAGCAGAGACAGTAGCTGCAACTGATCTTTCAAATAAGCAAACAGTTCTTACCACTGAAACTCAAACGCTTAACCAACTAACAGTTGTTGAAGCTCAAAAGACCCAGGAAGTTCAACAAGCACAAACAGCGGTCACTGTAGCTCAAGCGGCGGTTGCTACCGCACAGGTTGAAGCTCAACAGACAGCAGAGGTTGCAGCCGTTGCACAAGTAGCAGCTACCAACGCAGTTGCAGACATGCAAGAGAAGGTTACCATTGCACAGGCAGCGGTTACGGTTGCAGATATCCACGTTGACGTAGATGTTGCTCAGACAGCAGTTAATGCACAGGCAGTCCAAGCAGTTGCAAATAATATTGTAGTTGAAGCAGCTCCTGCAATTGCTGCGGCTCAAACAGCAGTCGATGACGCACGCTCAGTTGCGGTTGCAGCTTCACAGGCAGTCGATCTTGCGGTTTCCGCTAATACATCCGCTCCTGCGGTTGCAGTTGTTCAAGAGGTAATTGAAGATAAGACAGCGGTTGTTGCAGCAGCAACCACTGTAGTTGCAAATGAAACCCAACAAGCAGCCGACGCGCAGGCAGCGTTAGATGCAGCGCAGGCAATCGTTAACGCGCAAACAACTACAGGCATTGAAGCTAAGACATATAACAATGCAGGATACAACAACATGCCTCCCCTCCCTGGAGAAAATCGTCTTCTTACCACAACCACAGTTAATAACATTGACTTCCAATGGGGCTCAGGACAAGTTCTTAACTCCGGACTTTCTGAAGACGTTGCGGTTAAGTTTACGTCTCAGCTAACAGCTCCTGTCACCGGCACCATTTACTTCTTTGCTCCCGCGGATGATGGAACCATCCTCCAGCTCGATGGCAACACGGTCATTAACGATTGGTATGACAAGGGCGGCGGAGGATCGGTTATGACCTATAACGTTGTCCAAGGTGATCCTATGGATATGACGTTTTGGTTCTATGAGAATGGTGGAGGTGCAGGTGTCACCCTCATGTGGAACCTTGGAAACGGCTGGGAGCCAATTCCTTCATCCGCGTTTACTCGCTCATCTGCAACACTTCAACAGGTTACCGCGTTAACTAATGCGCAAAGTATCTTGACTATTGAAACACAACAACTTGCGTCTGCAAATTCAACTTTGCAAACAGCGCAGACAAATCTTACCCAAGCGCAACAAAATCTTTTACTTGCGCAGCAAGCAGATGCAGCTGTTAGCTTAGCGTCTGCGTCTGTTACCGCCGCGATTAACGCAATCAACCAGGCAGAGATCGTTGTTAATAATATGCCTGCAGGTATTCACGCAAACCTAACACCTACGATTACATCGGTCGGTGTTGGAGATCGTGCGATTATTATCGAGCTGGTAGCGCCCGTCGGTGAAGTAGCAAACACTTGGTTTTATCAAGTAGTTGCGTTAGACCCTGACGCTGCAAATCCTTATGAAGGTCAAACATTAAATACAAACGGTGCGCCTGATTCATTTACGATTACAGGATTAACAAACGGCGCGGACTATTTAATTCGTGTTGCGCACTGGAATGGATCTGTAAGCTCGTTCGTTGAAACAACTGTAACTCCTACAGACCCTTACGTCGCCCCTCCATCTGTAGTTGTAGTTCCAGAATCCCCTGCACCAGATCCAGCTCCCGCTCCTCAAGAACCAGAAGACCCAGCTCCAACTCCTGAAGAAGAAGCTCCAACTCCTGAAGAGGAGTCAACTACTCCTCCTGACGAAGAGGAGTCTGAGCCAGAACCTGAAGACCCTGAAGAGACTTCTCCAGAAGAAGAACAACCAACCGACCCAGATAACCCAGAGCAGCCAGAAGAAGAGCCAGCGCCAGAAGAGGAAGCCCCAGAACCAGAAGAACCAGAAGCCCCAGAAGAGCAAGAACCCGTCGAAGAAGAAGAATCACCTGAAGAACCTCCTGTAGAAGAAGAGCCAGAAACTGAGCCAGAGCCAGAAACTGAAACCGAACCGGAGCCAGATCCTACACCATCTGCTAAGGAAACTACGACAGAAGCTCTTTCAGACGGTAAAGTTTCTGCTGCCGAGGCAAAGGCTGTTGGCGCATCACTTGCTGCTGACGGAAAAGTTTCTTCCGCAGAAATTCGTGACGTCGTAGCTCAAATCTCCGGCGGAGGAGAGCTTACCGCTTCTGAACGTGGTGCGGTTGCTGCGGTGTTAGTTGCTGCGTTTACAAATAACGGAGATCCAGTTCCTGCGTCGGCGATGGCCGCTGCTGGAATCGAGTATAAGGATCTTCCTCCTTCAACTCCGGTTGATGTTCGCACAGACGCAAATGGAAATGCAATTGTCATTGCCGCCGAGGTTGCGGCAGACATCGCACTCGTTACAGACCCAGGAGCTCTCGCGGCTGCACTCCTAACAGATCCGGGAGCAGCGCTTGCTGCTCTTGGAAGCTTAGGTGCGGACATGTCCGAGGAGGAACGTGAAGAGTCTGAAAAGGCTATCGTTGCAAGCGTTATTGCTGCAGGCGTTGCGGTGCAAGCAGCAGCCTCTGCAGCAGTTGCGGCGGCGACAACAACCTCTGCACCTAGCGCCCCTTCATCATCTACTCCTCGCACAGGAGGAGATGGAGGAGCACCCGTTGCCCGTGAAAACGGTACAACACGTAGAAAAGCACCATCTAAAACAAAGAAGCCCGCTCAAAAATCGGGTAGAATACGTCGTATTCGTCTAAGGAGACTAAAATAATGATGAACTTTATTCGCGACATGGTTGACCAAACATTTACCCTTTTGGGTATGTTCGTCGCATGGTTAGTCCTTGACGGATCTGCAAAGACTGTTACAGGTTACGCTATCATTCTCTGCACCATTTTTTGGGCTATTACCTACCCAATTCGTAACCCTAAGGATGATGAAGAAGAGTAATATCTTCCTTCCTTTAATTTTATAATACACGCAGTTCGTGTATATAATCAAACCCGTTAAGTAGTTCTACCCAACGGGAGAGATTGAAGATGAAAAGACTTGTTGTATATGTCGTTAACGTTGACGAAGATGTAGCCGAAAAAGCATTTGATAATGCAATCGAGGCTACTTCTCTTTTGCCTTTTGTAGACATAAAGAAAAAGACAATTAGCGTTGAGCCACATGATGACTACCGTGGCATCATTGCGTCCTTTGACTACGACCTTACAATCCCAGATCCTGATAACGCCAACATAAAGAAGGCGTCCGTTGCGGTGCATGAAGCAATCCAAGCGATTATTAAGTCCAACCTGTGGAATGTATCTGCAGCTCGCGTAATGACAGAATCAGGAAACCCACAATGAAAAAAGACTTTGAAGAGATTACCGAAAAGTACGCGGCTAAAATTGCGCCTCACCTTGATCTTGCAAAGAAGGCTTATGGCTTGCGCGGACAGGCTACCCCTGCGCATAAGGCAAGCACTAAGTACACCGAGCTTGTGAAAGAGTATTACGCAAAAGGTGGCTCCCTTGTTGCTCTCGCAGATAAGTTAGGTGTTGCTTATTCTGGCCTGCGGCGACGAGTTTTTACCTCGGCCATTCCCCCTGTAGCTCGTAAGAATCGCTCACGCGCATCCGAGGAGACCATCGCAAAGGCCATGGAGTCCATTCTTAAGGCACGAGATACGTCAACCGAGGATTACCATCAAGAGCTTCACAAAGCTTATCACGAAGGCATCTCCCTTGCTACCGTGTCTAAAGCTCTAGGTCTATCGTCATCTGCCCCTCTCTACTACGCCGTCCAGCGTCATGAGACGCGTCTGCAAGAAGCTAAGAAGTAATTAAATGAGCGCGGACAACTACTACATCATTCGTAAACATCCGCTAGGTGGGTTCACCTATGTTATGGGTTTTGCGTCTGACGTAGATGAAGATGACTTCGAGATTGTCCCAGACGCGACAGAGTCTGACCCTCGCTTTGATACGAAGGAAGAAGCAATGCAGGCTTCTCTTCTTGAGTATTCAGAGTACGGCAGTAACTACCATCCCGAAACATGCGATAAGCATGACATACTCTATGTCTCCTGTGATACCTGCGGTGACATGGACGAATATTGCAAATCTTGCGACTACTCTAAAGGACATATGTGATGAAAAAGAATTATGTCTGTACTTGGTGTAACCAGCAAGTTGCTAAAGAAGATTTCGACTTACACAGCGCTGAGCACTATGTAAGACAAGCAGCGTTGATGAAAACCAATCCTTCAACTACAATGACTAGTATTTCCAGCGTTTCCTACGTTAGTGTAAAGGAGCAGGTATGACGCAGTATTGGTCCTGGCTTCTTGCTGCGGTAGGAGTAACAGGCATATACTTCGTCGGTCGCAAGACGATTTGGGGCTGGCTTGTTCTTCTTATCAACGAGTGTATTTGGATTGCCTACGCGCTCGCGACTGATCAATACGGTTTTATCTTTATGGCAACCGCGTACGCCGCGGTCTATATTAAGTCCTATTTACTTTGGAGACGTGACGAGGCACAGATATGAAAAAAATGAAAGAGCCTCCGCTAGGCTCGGTAGTTATTGGCAAAAACGGATCTGCCTGGCAAAAAGATCCAAAAGGCTGGGGCATGGTTGGCTCGGATGGATCTTGGAAATATAGCTGGGCAACTCTTGTAAAAGAGCTATATGAAGATATGTATTGTCCAACACAGGAATGGCAACCAGTTCTTGGAGACAAAAGACTTCCTTGCATTGTGTATGTTCCGCATGAAGAGTTGCTATGGGACGAGGAAGAATGACAGTTCAGTTCACATTCTTTTGCCCAAACTGCAAGGGTAAAGCCTATGGGGTTGTATCCGACGCACTCGTCATCGAAGGTGATGATGAGTGCTATGATTGCAATTCTCCCTGGGAGAAGGTTATAGTCGATAGGTGATACTATCGTCTACATGAAACAAAAGACAGTAGTAATTGTTAGTGGCGGATTTGACCCGATTCACTCCGGGCATATTGCGTACTTCAATGCCGCGAAAGCGCTAGGCGATATTCTTGTGGTCGGACTTAACTCTGACGCATGGCTACGTCGTAAGAAAGGTAAAGAGTTTTTACCTTTCCAAGAGCGCTCTGACATCATCTCCGAACTGCGCATGGTCAATATTGTAAGCGACTTCAACGATGACGATAACACTGCGTCAGATCTAATTCGTATAGTACTTAATATGTTTCCAGAGAATTATCACGTCGTCTTTGCAAACGGCGGAGATCGCACTGCGGTCAATATTCCTGAGATGGACGCTGTTCAAGATCCTCGTCTAGAGTTTATGTTTGGTGTCGGTGGAGAAGATAAGAAGAACAGCTCTAGCTGGATTCTTAAGAACTGGGAAAAAGACTCTTCTGCGTCTTGAAGTGCGTTTACTATGCCACTAACTTACGGACTTATCGAGCCCTTAATCCCAAGTGACACCTGTGATCTCTGCCCGTCATTCGCTGCGGTGAAAGCTGAGATCCAAAACAAGATCATCTTTCTTTGTGACATTCACGCATTTGTAAACAGCGACACAATTTGGGCCGCAGCCACGGCAGTCTATGACAGGTTAGATATTCTTCCGCCTAAGCCTTAAGTCTACATAAGGAAAGCGGGCCCGATTTCTCGGACCCGCCCCTTTATCTGTATTAAGTTGTTATTTACTTAATTGCAGCGAACTTGTACTTCTTTGCCATAGCGTTGTACTTGGCCTTCATCTTAGCCATGTCCTTCACTAGCTTATCAACTGTTACCATAAGGTCAGCGACTACCTTGTCTGCGGCAGCTAAAGCAGCAGCGCTAGATGTCTCTACCTTAACAAGTGCTGCCTCTGCAGCAGCTTTTGCGGCTGCAGCCTCTGCCTTTGCGGCAGCTGATGCAGTTGATGCAGCGGCGGCTGCAGCGTCAGCTGCTGCCTTATCTGCAGCGCGTCCAGCCTTCTCGGCAGCAAGCTCAGCCTTAAGCTTAGCAATCTCTGCTGCAAGATCGTTGATTGTTGTTGTAGCTGCTACTGTTGAAACAGGAGTAGCAAGACCTGCTACGGCTGCTGCAACTGTTGCTGTTGCTACAACCACGATTGATCCACCAGCAGGTGCAAGAACCTTAAGCTCTACGTTTCCAAGACCTACTGTTGAGGTCTCAACTGCTGTTGTTAGTGTTGCTGTGTTAAGGCCAGTTGTTGCAACTGTTGCACCTGCAACTGTAGCGTTAATCGCAAGGCCGGATACCTTGTTGCCGAAAACGTCTGCAGCCATAAATGTATATGTTGCTACTGTGCCAGAAGCTACAGCTGAAGGAGCTACTACAGAAACTGCGTTAGCAGCTCCCGCTGTGCCCTTCATGTAAATTGTGTTGGTAACGCCACCGTTAGAAACGGTAACTGTACCTGCAGCAACGCTTGTTGTGTAAGCAAAAACAGTCGCAGTGTTACCTGTGCCTGTTGCTACAACAGTCGATGAAACTCCGTCAGTCGAGCGTACACGTACTGCCGCTGGATTGTCTAGAGCTGCAACGAGCTTGATAGCTCCTGTTGCTACGAATGATACGTTAGTTCCTGTGGCAACAGTTGCAACTAGGCGGACTGTGTCTGCCTCGTCGATTGTGTTGTCAGCTGGAACTGTTACTGCTGCAGGAACTGCAGCTGTTGTTGCGTTAGACGCAGCAACCCCAGCTCCTACCTTTACTGATAGCGTCATGTCCGATGCGCTTGCCGGGAGTGCTGAAAACACTCCAAAGCCTAGCGCGACGACAGAAGCCATCGCTACATTACGAATTAACTTCATATTTCTCCTATAGGTTTTTGACTACTTCTCCGTAGCCATATGTTTGTCCTCACAGTCTCTTGCTAGCATGGGGACAACGTATATTCTATCACAAATGGCACAAGTCCATTGAGACATACGTTGAGCGTCACTTATAAACCCGTAAGGGTTATTTAGCGTAGACACGGTTAGAACTGGTTATTCAGCTCGCTTATCAACCGAGTTGAATGCTTCGTTGATCTCATCAAGAGATAGTGATCCATCATTGATAAATCCACGTGCAAGCTTTTCAACAACAGTAGCAACACCAAGTGCGCCTGCAAGAATTACTGCCTGTGCAACACCGATTCCAACAAGTGAACCAGCGCCGATTACGCTTAGACCAGATGCAGCGAATACTGCAATGATGCGTAGAAGGATATTCTTTACTGCTGTTACAGGACCTGCACCTGTTGATACGTCTGCTTCAAGAGCTGAAGCCTTTTTCTTTGCCATTTAGTCTCCCTAGGGTAGAGGTTAGTAAGGGTTGCTTACCTCTCCCAAGAAAGCTTTACTATTCTATCGCTTTTGACTCCAAGCGACTTTTGCGTGCTCTGCGGTGAACACGTCGCTCTTTCGCGGTAGTTCCACCCCAGATGCCCATTTCATCATGCTCGACTGCCCACGCAAGACACGGCTCTTTATAAGGACAGCCTGCACACATTCTGCGCGCTGCTCTAATGATATAGAGCGATTGGCCCTTAGCTCCTTTTTCTGGAAAGAAGATTTCCGGGTCTGTCGTCGCGCAGACAGGAGTTCCGTGATCTTTAAAGACTGGATAGTTTGTAGATATCTGTATGTCCAATGCCATGGAGGGACCCTATACAAAACTTTTTTACTTGTAAACTATAAATAATTAGTTCACGTTTCTTCTTTTTTCCCACTCGATTAAGTCGTTTGGAAAATCAAAATCTTCTGTCCAGTCGTCTATCTCAACGTAGTTATCATTGCTAAACATCTGCTCGTAGTTTTTATTTACGTTTGCGTTTCCACTTGTTAGGTAGCGGTAAAGCGACCATCCGCCTGCAGCCATGGTTGTCGGCACAAGGACCTCCAGCGCTCGCTTAAACCTGTTGTGATGCTTTGGATCTAAAGAATACGCAAAGATCTCCTTACACATCTTTCCCGTAATCTGCGACTCTTTAGTTCTGCAAAAGCACCTCCAGGAGCCTTCATGTGTCATTATTGTATGAACGGCCTCGTCGGTAAAATAAACGTCTCCATAGACAAGTATGGTTCTTTTAGAGGTATCCCACAAGTGCACTGACGATAAAAACTTATCCATCTCACGCCACTCACGTGGAACGTAGTTTGGATGTACAAACTTCATCGGTCTATCAGGCACAAACAGCTGCGTCCCATCTATGCGATAGCGCTCGTCACTTCCTACTACAACTATGTCATCTGTGTACTTCTTATACTGAGATATGGTTCTATCAAGCAGTCTTTGTCCTTCAATTTCAACAAGGTGTTTTGGAGTCTCGCGATAATTTTTCCAGCGTGTCCCGTCACCTGCAGCAAGTACGACAACACGATAACCCATTAAGAAAGTCTTTTTTCTAATATCTTAAGACGTTCATCTGCTGTCATTCCACCCCAGACACCAAAGTACTCTGGAGTTTTCATTGCGTGCCGTAAACACTCGTTTACTACTGGGCATCCTTTGCAGATCGCCTTTGCTTTTCTTTCCTTCTCTCGTTTTTGTTTTCCGCGAAGTAGTGGTTCAAGAAAGAATAAGTCAGAGTCAGCATCTTTACAATTAGACTGTTCCTGCCAAGCCCATTCATCATAGACGGGCCTCAGGTTGAGCATCTGCGGATTGTGTTTTGACATTGGCGAAATAGTATACTGAAATTGAGAAAAGCAAACTACCCTCCCGTTGAATAAAAACCTCTACCCTTAAAGGTTATTGAAGGTGTATTCCAAACCCTCTTAAGACTCTCAGAGCATTCCGGTGCTGAGCAGGTTGGACTACCCTCGGGCTCGTTGATGCTGCGCTCTATGAGGTTGTAGTGACCCTTCTTGCAATGGTATTCGTATTGAGGCATTAGGTACACTTCCTTTTCGCAAGTATAGGCAATATATAAGTATAGTATAGTACAAATATACCTAGAATTATATACTTTTTCTCTTAAGCATATAAGAGGTAGAATCACATATTCTTATGCAGGAATCACGCGGCTTGGTATTCATCCGTAACCATTTTGATGCCCTCATCAAAAGAGATTTTTGGGTACCAGTCTAATATCTCCTGCGCCTTGCGTGTATCTGGACATCTCCTCAAAACAGAACCAAGGGGGGCAGCATGAACTATTAACTCAAGGTCACCTCGTCCCATCACCTTAAGTATTCTGCGTGCAGCATTTTCTATCGTCATTTCATCATCTGTACCCAGGTGAAAAATTGGAACTTTAGAACTAGATTCACCAAGAGCAAGTATTGTTCCACTTACTGCATCGTCAATATGTAAAAAAGATCTTGTATTTTCTCCACCATGTATCTCGGCAACTCCGCCCATAACACGTCCAATAAAATCTGGAATGAAATGGTCACCTCCCATATCTTTACCATAAACATTATGATATCGCACTATGCTCCCTTGAAGTCCCAATTCTTTAGAAGCAGCCACCAATGCCATCTCGCCATGCATTTTTGCCATGGCGTATGACCATCGCGGATTATGAACATCTGTTATTGAAAGTATGACTTCTTCTTTAGTCGGAACCGCTGCCATTCCCGTATCAACAGAGCCTGCATAGACCTCACTTGAACTAGTGTAAAGAATTGGAGCTCGACCCGAATACTTCCGGATAATCAGAAGTGTCGGCAGGGTGGAGGCTTCCAACACCGTCCAAGGATTTGAGTAAAACCGTGACGTCCCGTTTAGGGCTGCTAATGAAAATACAGCGGATACTTCCTCGGGCAATAAATCAGCGCTTCTGGGGTCACACAAATCAAGCTCCAGTATCTTTACTTTAGGAAGTTTGGCAAGTTCTAAAAGCCTTTTACTAGACTTGAGGTCTACAGCATAAATTATTTTAGTTTCAGGGTTTGTACTCAATTTTCTAACAAGATGACTCCCAATAAATCCACCAGCCCCGGTTACCAAAGGAGACAACAGAGTCATATTGAACCTCCCCAAGAAAAAAGAGTCTGATGATTTCCGATAGATTCTTTAGAAACTACATCCCAGAAATCTACTATTACCAGATTTGGTTTTCCTAGTGTAGAAATAAGTTCGTTAACTCTTGCTAGCATTCCAGAATTAGTTAGAACAACTAGATAATCACATTCAGAAATTACAGACTCTGCTGACTCTTGCTGAGATATAACATCCTCAAAACCTCTTACTAAGCCTGCTGGCTCATAGCCAAGAAACCTTACTCCATGGATTTCACGGGTAAAAAAATCCACAACTTCGTACGCAGCGCTGCCGCGAGTGTCCTTCGTAGGTGGATTTCCTTTGAATGCCAAACCAAGAATTCCAACATTCCGAATTACCCCTACACTCGTAAGGCTTTTTCTTAAAAATTCTGAAATTATGCTCTCGTTCATTAAACGCGCAGATTGAGAAATAGCTAATTCTACTCCTGATAGTTTTGCACTTTGAATCAGAATCCATGGATCTTTTTCCAAACAAGGACCACCGCTTGGTCCAGGGCGGGCAATATTGGATCTAGTGTAATTACGGTTGGCAGCCTCAATTATCTGATTTGCGCTTATTCCAAGACTGTTAGCTAACATTGCTATTTCGTTACTGAAGCCAAACATCACATCACGGTAAGTATTATTCACCAGTTTAGTCAGCTCTGCGGCTTCTAAACTGTCAACTAGAATTACCTCACGACAAATCTTTGAAAATAATTTGTGCGCGGCTCGCGCACTTTCCTCGTTAAGAGCACCTATGATTTGCGGTAAGAATTCAATCTCTCGGAGTGCATCGCCCTCTATTGTTCTTTCAGGACACATTGCTAAATTGATATCCAATCCGGTTTCTTCAAGCAGTGCTAGTACCAAACTCCTTGTCGCCCCAACCATTACAGTGGATCGGACAATTACTAAATCATTTGTCTTTAAATACGGCAAAATACCTTTAACCGCGTTCCTTAAAATCTCCATATCAACAGTCCGGTTTTGAATTGGAGTTCCCACAGTAAGAATAAAAACATTGCAGGATAAAATATCAGCTATGTCTTCTTCTGCTTGGTAGACATTAAATAGCCCATCTCTAATTGCCTCGGTAAGAGACTCATCTAAGCCTGGTTCAAGAACTTCAGTAACTCCGTTATTCAGGTCTTCTACAAATTTAGAGTTCTTCTCTAAACCTCGGACTTTTATTCCTTTCTTTGTTAGAGCCATCGCCAGAGTAAGGCCAACAAAACCTACGCCTACTATGCAAACTTCCACAGGCTTGCTAATACTACGCTCTATTTCATATTCAGGCATTATTTTAAGTTTTCCACGATGAGTCTAACCTCGCATGCATCTGTGGTGCAATACGCGTCTCCTATTGCGTCCGAAGCCATACCTGCATAAACACCTGTGAAGTCGATAGGGAACAACTTCATTGTTGCATCCTCGTACTCCTGTGCGGTGATCTGTGTGTATGGCATCTGAGGATACGTGAAGTTACCCATCGGCAAGAATGAAACTGTCTTTAACTGACCGTCATACATGTGAAGTACAGTTCCAACGTGCTGCGCTTCGTTTTCAGGATCAAACGATACGGTTACCGATACAGAATTATCTGACCAGTAACGTTGCGCGGTTGCGGCGATAGCTGTCTTTTCAAAGATTGATACTTCACGCTCTGCGCGCTTAGCTTTTGACTTAATAGGGAAGAACACAACGCTTGTAGAGTCTGGCGACTCTGACGCAGGCTCAACTCTATAGTTTGCCATCTTGAATAAAGGCAACATTGGATCCTCGTTAGAGAAACGAATTGCGCGGTTAAAGTACTCTCCGCCTGGTGTCCAGTGAACTCCTGGTGACTCGCCAGCTAAGATAGAAACTGTACCTGAAGGCTTAACGGTTGTCATCTTGATTGACTCGCGAATACCAAGCCACTCTGAATATGTGTTGTCGTATGCCTTGACAGTCTTGTAACCTTCGTCCATCCACTCGCGAAGAGTTGGAAGGCCAACGTTATCTGCAAAGTTTGCAACGCCTGACATCGAGGTTCCGATGCGGCGATTGCGTTGCATAATCGCGTTTGTTTCCTCCCAGTGTGTAGGCAGGAGGGTAACGGTCTTAGCGTATAGGTAAGCGAACTTCAACGTGCGCTTATAATCTTCTAGCGAATCGTGACGTCCTAAATATGTTTCAACAAGTGTGCAGCACTCGTATGATTCTAGTGACTGCTCTGCGCAAGGGTTATATCCCACAACGCGGTGATCTTTATTATTTGCTGGATCTGCTAGACGACCATACTTACGTGATACGTCCATCCAGACTACGCCAGGCTCGCCGTTACGGGCAATGCCTTCAACGATCTTGTCTAGATCTTGTCCTACGGTTGTTTCAATAGAGTTGTTTGACATCCAACCCCAGCCAGGCGCTGCTGGATCATAAGAGTTACGCTCAGGGAAACGCTCAGCGTTCTTTAGATTTAGAAATTCGTCGTCGTCAAGGCGACCGATTAAGAGTTCAGCAGAGCGACGAACGTTGCCACTAACGACGCATACACCGATAAGATTACCGATATCAGCAATATCCACGCGAGTAACTTTTTCACCTTTACGTCCTTTGAATATGTTGCGAATGTAGTTGTGTAAACGTTCTAGCGGCTCATGCCCTGCGGCTGTGCCACCAAATGTCTTAATTGGAACTCCCGCAGGTCGTACCTGTGAGTAATCAAACACCGGATTCTTTTGATCTGGCTTTAGGTACGCATTAAGAATGATTGAGAGTGATTCAACCCAGCCTTCTCGAGTGTCTGGGACTACGAATGTTTCATCGCCTTGCGGTGAATAAATTGTAAAATCCTTGTCTGCACCTTTATCGTCAAAGCCTACACCGACGCCAAGCATTGACGCCTCCATAAGAAACGCAAAAGGCTTAGCTGGATTTTGCTTTGTCATTTCAAGCGTTGAAACAAATGCGCAGTTTTGAAGCGCGGCAGAGTTCTTTTGTACGTTAACAAGGGGAGTACCCATAACCCATAGACCACGACCAGGCGGCGTCCACTTTAGGTTAAACAGTCTATCAAACCCGTCCTTTGCAGAGGCTTGTGCTTTTGCGTCGTTCCAAGGTAAGCGCTGACTCTTGCAGTGATCCTTTTGAATGGAGTACATGCCGTTGATGACACGCTCGCAGACCTCGGCCCAGTTTTCTTTTGTCCCGTCTTCTTTTAAGCGAGAGTACGTACGAAGAAAAGTAATTTCTCCTACAGAGTTTCCAGCTGCATCTGTATAACCAAACGGAGCTTTCTTTTCTTTGTACCCTTGTACAAAATCATCGCTTAGTCGAAAAGAGAAAAAAGTCACCACAACCCCCAGAATATGTTTAATTTTTAACGTAAAATTAGATGACAAATTATACTGTCTTTTAACTAAAGCGTGTTAATTTCCTAGTGTTTCAATTATTTCTTTACATACCTTGCAGACAGGGAATTTCTTTCCATCCCTCGTTGGTACCCATATTTTCCCACATAATGCGACACAGGGTTTGCCTTCTACGAAGGCTTCCATCATCTCGTCGCGGTGAACATAATGCGAAAACTTGTCGTGATCTCCGTCACTCGTCCGAACATCTGCTTCAGTATCGACTTCTATTATTACGTCGCTCATGTGTATAATTATACTATATCTACGTGCTCGCTTAGCCACGCAACGATAGCAGGCTTAGGCTTAGCACCTGTCATCCTTGCTACCTCAATTCCACCCTTGAAAAGTATCATCGTCGGTATCGATCTAACCCCATGCTTAAATGCAATGTCAGGATTCTCGTCGCTATTCAACTTTGCGGTGATAAAAACAGACTCGTACTCTAAGCTGATTTCTTCTAGTATAGGTGCAATCATCCGACACGGCCCACACCACTGCGCCCAGAAGTCTACAAGCACAGGTAGCTCATTGTCTAGCACTATCCCATCAAAGTTTGCAGTTGTTACTTCTATCATTTCTTATTTTTTCCTCTAATTATTTCTAACGCCATCGTTAGCGTGCCAAGGGCATTCATATACCCAGGCTTCTCAATTAAAGGTCTTAAGGCATCTTCTACCTCTTTAGCGATATCTTCCCTTGATGATTCCATGCTTAATTCTATTAGGTTTAGCCTGCGGTGATAGTTTTACTGCGCTCCCGCTATAGATCAACGCCAACTTCTACCTTTATGATACAGTAGACCCATGAACAAATCCGTTATTCTCCTGCCTTCAAGAGGCAGATCCCACCGTATCGACGAGTGTCTTGAGTCACTTCTAGAAAACACCGTTGCGTCGGATATCATCGTTTGTCTTGATGAGGACGATGCTAATTCTTATAATCGCGTTGACGGTGTCGAGTATCACGTCGGACCTAAACCAACGCGCATCGGTTTGAATGAAAAGCTCAATAGAATGTTGCCTTTGATCGTAGATAAGTACGATTACATTATGTGGGCTGCAGACGATACGGTTGCAAAGACCCATGGTTGGGACGCGCGTCTTGTCGCAGCAATCCAAAACATTCCGCTTGGTATCTCATACCCGAATGACTTATTGCAAGGCAAAAATCTTCCAAGTAACGGTACATGCTTTGACAGTAGGATTCCAAGGGCACTAGGTTACCTAGCTCCACCAACGCTCTTTCATCTTTACATGGATAACTTCTGGAGGCTGTTAGGAACAGAGCTAGGTACCCTAGTGTACTGTGAAGACATTATCCTTGAGCACAATCACTTTGTAAATAAGAAAGCTCCGTTAGATACTACGTATAAAACGATCAACAGTCAACAGATGTATTCACTAGACTCGTCTGCGTTTAACGATTACAGAGACAACACCCTTGCGCGAGATCTTGCTCGTCTTCGCGCGTCGCTGGAAACAGAGTGACGCTAGGCTTACTTCCAGCTTCTGGAAGTGCATCACGTGTCAGCGGAATCCCTAAGTTTATTCTTCCTATTGAAGAAGGCTTCTCTCTTCTACAGTGGCACGTCGAGTTAATGAACCAGGCATGTGACTCTATACGTATTGCAACTCGTGAATGCTGGATGCCTCTCGTGTCGCCTCTCAATCTTGGCGCAGATATATTCATGAAGGAACCGTCAACTATGTCCGATGCGGTCCTAGAGATGTCTCGTGACCGTAACGACGCGGTGATCATAGGAATGCCCGATATTTACATTCACAACTCTGAAAACAACTTTTATAAGGACATGCTTGAATCAGATGGCGACATCGTTCTTGCAACATGGGATTACAAGTATAAGACAATGAAAGGCAAGGTTGGCCAGGTTCTTGTTGATCGGTTCTCTAATGTCCTTGAGGTACTTGATAAGGATCCATCCTGCGAGTACGACCAGATGTGGGGAGCTATTCTTTTTCGCAACGGGCTAGACAGAATTGATCCAAACGGCGGAAGTGTTCTTAAGGATCTTAATAAGTGGATTAAGGACGGAGTATCTGTCAAGGCTGTCGCGATGACAGGCGAGTACATTGACTCCGGAACGTTTGATGGCTTAACGTATCTCTATTCTAAGATCCGGGAGAAAAATGAATCTGCGTGAGTTTGTAAATAAAGACCAGACGACATACTCACAGATCAAGCAAGATCTATTTGTTCTTTATTACTATCAAGATACTCCTGGATACTTCGTTGAGTTTGGCGCTCTTGACGGAGTGGACACAAGCAACACATATCTGCTTGAGAAAGAGCACGGATGGAAAGGTATCCTAGCCGAGCCACTTCCACGCTTTAAGGAAGCTCTTGAAACTAATCGCACCGCGTCTCTTGACTTTCGTTGTGTCAGCTCCCTCTCCGGTGAAACTATTCAATTCGGTGAGGTCGAGGACTTCCCAGCATTATCAACTGCGGTGAAGCTTAAGGACCAGGATAGCGTCTGGAAGCAGCGTCGTCAAAATCCTAAGGTTCACGATGTCACGACTGTTACCCTTGACGATTTATTAGACGAGCACAATGCGCCCGAGCAAATTGACTACCTATCAATTGATACGGAGGGCGCGGAGTACGAGATCCTTTCTCACTACTCCTTTAAGCGCAACTTCAACCTTATGACCGTCGAGCACACAAACGCTGTCGAGGAGGAGAAGCTTAAGAAACTCCTGTTCGCGATGAACTACATGATCGTTCACAAGGACGTATCTACGTGGGAAAACTGGTACGCGTATCGTCCTTGGTACGAAGCGTTGCCTAAAACAAACTCCTCTTATTAACCTTTTCTAAATGCGTTAGAATCATCGCATGAAGAAGCTTCTCCCACTTCTTGCGGTGACAGTTTTAGCCTTAACGCTTACTGGCTGCGGCAAGTACACCTTTGAGGACGTATACCGCTATCCTTGTCAGGATCCTGCAAACTGGGAATCCCCTGACTGTCAACCACCTAACTGCGAAGCCTTTGGCATTTGCACTAAGGACGTTATGAAGGGAACACCTTTGTATGATGAAGAAGATGAATATTACGGAGAGGCTATTACCCCAAATGAATAGAAAGCGCTACACAACCGACGAGCTAAACGCGCGCCTACGTTTTTACGTTGGCATCATGCTTGCGCTTACGGTCTTTGGCTCAACCATGGCAATCATCTACGCGGTGACGTTTGTAACCCAGCCTTTAGGTGAGGTGCAGTCAGAAAACGATAAGGCGTTCTTTACTCTGCTATCTACGACCGTATCATTTTTAGTTGGAGTCATCTCCGGCTTTATGCTGAACGGCACGTCAGCCGCTGGTAAGACAGAAGAAGAAGAATAGACTAGATTCGACCGAAGTCATCTTCGTATCGAATAATGTCATCTTCTCCAAGATAGTCACCTGTCTGAATCTCGATAAAGACTAGGTCCATATCGCCTTCAGCTCTTACGCGGTGAACTTCTCCAACTCCGATTGACACGTAGTCTCCTGGGCCAAGATGAAGTATCTGATCAAATAACTCTACCTCTGCGTAACCTTGTGTAATGTACCAATGCTCCGCGCGGTGTTTGTGCGATTGTTTGCTGAGACGGCTTCCCGCCTCAACATGTATTCGCTTAACCTGCACCTTTTGCTCTGTGTGCAAAATTACGTAGAAGCCCCAAGGGCGAACAAAGATCTCTGGTGTCATGAATGAACTGTATCATAAAAATAAAAAAGAATCGAGTCTAGCACTGGCAGCGCTTTGTATACTACCCTAAAGGTAGCCCGCTAATCGACTATCCACTCAATGTCTACCCAGCCAGTGCTAGACACTCAACTCTGAAGTTGGAGTGGATGACAGTTGTACGTCTTGTCCAGGACGATTCACAATGGCGGGCGTGGCTAGACTTCGCTTTCGTCGTGACAAGCTACTGGTAGCGGCACCAGGCCAGAGGTGATAGTTAAATTATAACAGGAAGGCTAGGCGTCTTTTAACGTATCTACCCAGCCGATAATGTCCTGAACAGATAGGTCCATAAGGGCGTCTTCACCTAGAAGCTCCTCCATACGAATCATTATGTCGTTGAGCTCGTCACGGTCTATGCTGCAGACCTGCACAATGTGAGCCTCCATTAAAAGCATCAGTTCACGCATGAATTCAATAGGAACTAGCGCAAGACCCTCTTCTTCGAGGTACTGCATAAGTACGTCGTCATCTTTACTAAAGTCTGGGTCAGGATAATCCATTGTCTAATAGTATCTCAAATAACCTGCGGTGATAGCTTTTGGGTAGTTGAATCTTAAATTATTTTACTTCTTGTCAGGCCACCAAGAAGTCCTACTAAGAAGTAGCTAGAACGTGATAGATTAAGGCATAACTAGTTTTGAGGTAGGGGTAATATGTCTGCAGGAGTCCACCACATCAAGGTTGAAAAAGGCGCTACCTTTTCCCGTACCTTCACATGGAAGATTGATTCTAACCTTGTCAACCTGACAGGCTACACCGCACGTATGAAGGTCCGCGACGTAAGTCGTCGTGCGCCTGGCAGCAACGAGATAGTTTCCTTAACCTCGGCAGCGGGAGGAGGGATCACCCTAGGAGGGGCAGCTGGTACAGTTGTTATCACGCTATCTGCTACAGCTACAGGAAGAACTGCGGCTGGCAAGTACACCTATGACCTAGAGCTTGAGTCAAGCTCAGGCGAAGTAACACGTCTTCTTAAAGGATCATTCACCGTCTATGACGAGGTTACATATTGACAGATCCAAACAGTGTAGTCGAGACTAATACCCCTGTCACAAATGTAACGGTAGGGGCATCTTCTGATGTCACAATTGAGACTACCGAATCACTTACCGAGGTAACGGTTCTTGACCAGACAAATGTTGTAGTAGAAACAACTACCTCGCCCGTATCTGTTGTAACTGTGTCTGAGCCTTTAGTCTCGGTAGAAACAACCACGACAACTACTGAAGTTGTTATCTCTAATTTGCAAGGCCCACAAGGAGTAGCTGGGCCTACCGGCCCGACAGGCGCTGTTGGAGTTAACGGTGCAACTGGCGCAACTGGCGCCGGAGTAACTGGTGCAACAGGTAACACTGGCTCGACTGGTAACGATGGCAGCAACGGCTTAACAGGCGCAACTGGTGCAATAGGAGCGACAGGAGCTAATGGCTCAACAGGAATTACAGGACCAACTGGTCTAACCGGCTCACAAGGTAACGTAGGGCAAACAGGAGCCACTGGACAAACAGGCGTAACAGGAAGTGTGGGAGCAATAGGTGCTACAGGTCTTACAGGTAACGACGGCTCTACTGGCTCTACTGGGCCAACAGGTTCTACAGGCTCAAATGGAACGACAGGCGCTGATGGCGTTACTGGTGCAGTTGGTCCAACAGGAGCAACTGGCAACGAAGGAGCAGCAGGGCAAATTGGATCGACTGGTGCAACAGGCGCGACAGGCACGACAGGTTTAGCAGGAGCTACAGGAAGCACGGGCGCAAATGGACAAACTGGATCTACAGGCAATACAGGAAGCACAGGCTCTACGGGAGCAACTGGACAGACTGGATCTCAAGGAAATGTGGGAGCAACTGGACAAACTGGTCCCACCGGACTTACAGGAGTAACTGGTAGTACAGGCGTTACAGGGCCAGTCGGCGCTGGAGGAGCTAACGGCTATTACGGTTCTTTTTACGACACCTCTGATCAAGCACTTGTTTCAGTTGGAGCTGAGCAGATTGTTAGTATAAATAGCACTGCAGGCTCAAATGGTATAAGCGTACAAAATGGAACAAATGTAGTCATTGCAAACGCAGGAGTCTATAGCTTAACTTTTTCTGTTCAAATAACAAACCTTGCTAACTCCGTTGAGAAAGCAGTGTTCTGGCTTAAGAACAACGGCACAACGTACCCAGACTCTGCAACTGAAATTGATCTTCAGCCAAGAAAAGACTCTAATACTCCAAATAGACAAGTTCTTACAGTCAACTATGTAGACACTGCTATTGACAACAACGTAGTTCAGCTATTCTGGACTGGCACAAGTACACAGCTCAAGATTGAGACTTTGCCAGGTGAAGGCACGGCTCCAGATTCTCCTGCGATAATTCTTACAGTAGTGCCTGTAATCTATTCACAACTTGGTGCTACCGGAGCAGACGGATCAACAGGCGCACAAGGAAACACTGGTGTGACAGGCGCAACTGGCCCGACTGGTGCAACCGGTCTAACTGCTGTAGTAAGCGGTGTTGTTAATGCTGGCACGTTCGTGACTATGGATAACTTAAGGTTTACAGTCACGTCAAGCGGAAATCGCGGTCTTAGTGTTGCTACCGTCTCAGGTACGGCTGCACTATACACCTCAGGCTCGTATTCAGGAGCTACCGTAGGACATAGCGGAATAGCTAGCGGAGACACTGTTACCTACACAACAACACCAACTTCTTCTTTATACGCATGGAGCTTCCCTGTAGCGGGTGACTGGTCTCAATATGTCTTTATCGACCCAGTAAATGTTAAGATGTATCGGGTAAATCTTGTTATCGGGCCAAGTTATAACAACAACTTTATCTCTGTTGAACGTGTAGTTGGCTAATCTCTAAACCCTCTCATACCGCGTGAAGACGCCTTAAAACTGTAAACCCTTTATTTTAACCGTTTATAGCAGTTTATCTCTCTTGTTTGTTTATAAAAATTGTACATTAGAACGGACAAAGTATTATATCTGTAATAAATGTACATGCAGTATTTTATACATTTCTAGCTATTTGTAGTATGGTATCTCAATGGAACTTGACGACAAGATAGCCCTTCTCTACGCACGTGTGTCTACGTCTATGCAGGTTCAAGACGGCGTTTCTTTAGACGTTCAAGAGCGTACTTTACGCCAGGCGGCAGAGTTCGCAGGGTATAAAAATGTACAGTTAGTACGCGAGGAAGGACGCTCTGGGAAGTCCATTAAAGGCCGCCCAGCCCTGCGTGGAGCCCTTGCAGATCTAGAGTCGGGTAAAGCCCATGCTCTATTTGTTACCCGCTTAGATCGCCTATCTCGCTCAACTCAAGACTTCTTATCTATCATTGACCACTCTCAAAAATATGGTTGGCGTCTTGTTCTATTAGATCTTAACCTCGACACCTCCTCGTATCAATCGCGCTTTGTCGTCACAATTATGTCTGCCCTTGCGGAGATGGAAAGATCTATCATTTCCGAGCGCCAGAAGGACGTGCACTCCGATAGACGCTCGCAAGGCAAAGTCTGGGGAGTAGATCTAGGACCTAAGAAAAGACTTCCGCAAGAAGTATTAGATCGCATATACGCTGAAAAAGCGGCAGGCACGTCTATGAACGGAATAGCTAGAAAGCTAAACGCTGAAGGTATCCCTGCTGCCTACGGCGGCAAGTGGGCCGCAGGCAGTATTAAGTACGTGCTAGATCAAGAATTAGATATTTAAAATAGGTTCAAGTATACGTTTTCTGTACGTAAATAGCAGCGTACAAAAGTAAAAAGCCGCCTAGTTTTTACTAGACGGCTTTGTACGTTGAAGTTGTTTAGTTCATTGACTCGTAGATAGCTCGTAGAGCTGCCTGAGCTGTTTGACGTTCCTCAGGTGTTGTTGCTGCCTCTAGTGCAGCCTGCGCTGCCTCAATCTGAGCGCGTTGCTCAGCAGTTGGCTTAGCCTGTCCAGCCTCGCCGCGCACACTTGGTGCGTACGGTGCATCTTCATCTTCAATTGAAGCAATATATAGTTGTGCCCATGCCTCGGCCTCCGCGCGATTTGCCCAAGGTGTTTGATCTGGCCAATCAGGTTGAAATAGCGAGGGTACATCTGAGTCTGGGTAAAACACACGCACCGCGTTTGTTCCTTCTTCAATCTCGTATCTTAGTGCCATGTTTGTTTCTCCTTGTTTATTACTTAGTTAGACTACTTATCTAATCTAATTCTATATCTTATTATGCATTAGTCTTTACACAGATACTGTAATACTTTAACTAATTTAGTCTCCGTACACAATAGAGGTCCAGTCCCTAGATACAGGTAACGTTCTCTGCGTCCAGGTTATGCCGTCAGTTGACGTTGCTGCAATTGCTGATGTGTAGCTAGAAACTGCTGCAAACACTCCGTTACCGTAAGCAGCTCTTGACCAGCTCGCACTTGCAGGTAGAGTTGTTTCTGTCCATGTTATACCGTCAGTAGATACTGCCCCAACTGTAGAGCCGGCGTAGGGACCGGAAAGTGCTACAAATACTCCTCCTCCGTGGGTAAGTACTTTCCAGCTCGCACTTGCAGGTAACGTTCTCTGCTCCCAGGTGATGCCGTCAGTTGACGAGGCGGCTGTCGATGAGTTGTAGCTAGAAACTGCTGCAAACACTCCGTTACCGTAAGCAGCTCTTGACCATCCCGTACTTACAGGTAAAGTCCTCTGTGTCCATGTTATACCGTCAGTTGATGAGGCGGCTTCGGTAGAGCCTGAAACAACCGCTACAAATACACCGTTACCGTAGGTAGTTCCTTGCAAGCCAGGTAGCGCAGTTCTTTGGGTCCAGGTAACTCCGTTAGTTGACGTTGCGGCAATACTGCCACTTGAAAGATTCGCTACAAATAATCCGTTACCATACGCAACTGAGCCAAATCCCGGATTCGCAAGTGTCGTTCTCCGTACCCAGGTGATGCCGTCTGTCGAAGTGGCGGCAGTGTTTGAGTAGCTGGTATACGCTACGAATACGCCTACCCGAGATTCAGTTCCAAATACCTTAACATCAACTTGATCAACTGCTGAAGGGAAGACATAAATTGTGTCTCCTTCTGTCAGAGGGTTTGTGATACCTGAAGAAATTGTTTCTATAGAGTCTCCAAGCACCTGCTCGTCCCACTTAAGTGTATTAGCTTCAGTTAAGGTAACGCCAAAGTCAACTATTCCAAGGTCGTACGTTATAGCGTTTGGAGATAAGTTTTCTACTGTAATCTCAGAAATGTTTGCAGTTGTATATGGCGGCACGGTGTATACGGCGACCTGGCCAAGTGTCTCAACTAAGCCTCCATTACCTTGCCCACCAATTGAAGTTTGGACCTCGGTAATTACAGTTCCCATTCCGAATGTAGCGCTTTGCCAGTTATCGGCGGGAATCGCTCTTTGCGTCCAGGTAATGCCGTCAGTTGACGACGCGGCAGTACCTGCTGCAGCTGAAGATCCGCTAACTGCAACAAATACACCGTTGCCGTATGTAACCGAGTACCAGAAGCTACCTGAAGGTAGAGTTGTTTCTGTCCATGTTATACCGTCAGTAGATACTGCCCCAACAGATGAGAAAAAAGCAATTGCAGCAAATACTCCTCCGCCGTAGACAACTGAGTACCAGTACACATTTGTAGGCAACGTTCCCGATGCCCAGCTAACGCCGTCTGTAGACACTGCGGAATCAGTTGAGTAGAAAGCAACAGCAACAAATACACCGTTGCCGTAGGTAACTGATTTCCAGGTCCGATATGCAGGTAGTGTTTCTTCTGTCCAGGTGATGCCGTCTGTAGATCTCAGGGCGCCATATGAGTAGCTAGAAACCACTAAAAATGTTCCGTTACCGTAGGTAACTGACTCCCAATACCCACTTACAGGAAGTGTTCTTTCTGTCCAGGTTATGCCGTTTGTTGACGTTGCGGCGATATCTGAGTTGTAAGCAAGTGTTGCAAACACGCCGCCACCGTTGGCAATTCCAGACTGCCAAAACCTATTTGAAGGCAACGTTCTTTGGGTCCAGGTAACTCCGTTAGTTGACGATGCAGCAACTGACGAGTTGCCGCGAGTTGCTACAAACAGTCCGTTACCATACGTAGCCTTCCAGGTCCCAAAAACAGGCATTGCCCCCTGTGTCCAGGTGATGCCGTTAGTTGACGACGCGAAGTTTGACGAGCCACCGACCACTACAAAAAGGTTAGTTGGAGTCTCAGTTGTTGTCGTGTAGTACCCTGTTCCACCAGGCCCTGGAGTATATGTATACCCTAGAAGTTTAGATGCAAGTTGGACTACTTGATTTAGAAAGTTCTTGATATTAGCCGCGGCGGCCACACCTAGCAATATAGGCATACTTCGATCTCCGATACTTCTAATCTAATATACGCGCCACCAGGACTAGAGGCAAACTAGTTAGTTAGATTGGTAGACATATTATCATATTCATTTATTTGCCACTATGTTAGAAGTTGCGTTGTAGACCTCCTGCTATCTATTATACTAGTGACGCACTACCAAGAAAATAAGAACCACTCAAGAGACTAAGCGGTTTTTACTTGTAGACCTGTTAATATAGACAAATGAACACACCGACAGATAAAAAGTTTTTCTTTATGGCGGGGCTACCTCGCTCTGGTGGAACCTTGATCTCATCAATTCTTAATCAAAACCCTGACGTCTACGTGTCACCGCAGTCAACTCTACCTAACACCTTAGGGGCTGCGTACAATCAGTATCAAAGTAAAGAAAATAAGGACTCTGACCAATTCCAAAATATATTTAGCGTCATGGAGATGATTATTCCTACCTTCTACAGCGGCCGCCCCGAGAAGTATATAGTTGATAAAAACTTTAGCTGGCTAGAGCCTCACCCGTACGTGATACTAGAGAATCACGTTAAAAACAGCATCAAAGTTATTTGCCCTGTCCGCAGCGTGCTAGAGATTCTTGCCTCTTGGAACCGCCTGTGCGAGAATGACCCTAAAAACGCGTATGACATCGAGATTAAAAGAACTGACAAAACTAAGCTTCCGATGGCAGATAAGCGTGCAAACTACTTTATGCGCATCGGAACTGACGGAGATAATCCTGGAGGGATCTTAAATAGCATAGAAAACATGAAGAGAGTTCTGTATCCACAGTTTAAGGACAACATTATGCTAGTCGACTACGAGGTTCTCATGCAGGATACCAAGTGGACGATTGACGCGATCTATGACTTTCTTGAGATTAAGCGTTACGATCACGATCTAGACAACCTATCCACGCCACATGCGTATAATGACACCTGGGGCATTAAAGGTCACCACGAAGTAAAGCCAAGTATCAAGCAAGAGCAGTACGACCTTGAAAAAATATTTTTACCGGAGACAATAAAAAGATACTCCGGACTAGAGTTTTGGAGAAATAAATAAATGATTATCCAGATTATCGGCTTACCTGGCAGCGGCAAAACTGAGCTTGCTAAAGCGTTAAAGGAAAGAATCAACGCGATTCATCTTAACGCTGACGAGGTACGAGCAACAGTTAACTCTGATTTGGGGTTTACTCCAGAAGACCGTCTCGAGCAAGCACGCCGCATGGGCGAGATGGCGCGCCTAATTACTAAGCAAGGGGTTGCTCCAGTTATCGTTGACTTTGTGTGCCCAACAGAGCTAACTCGTACTGCTTTTGGTAAGCCAGATATTCTAATCTTTATGGACACAATTCAAGAAGGCCGGTTTGAAGACACAAACAAGATGTTCGAGCGTCCTTCTAATTTTGATCTTACCTATGATAGCCATGACCTAGATCAAGAACAAAAAGCAACAGACGTAATTCAAAAGTTTAAGCTACACGATTGGTCTGCTCCAACAACTCTTATGCTTGGCCGCTATCAACCTTGGCACGAAGGTCACCATGCTTTGTATAAGGAAGCTGGCAAGCGCACAGACCAAGTTCTTCTTGGCGTACGCAATACGTACAATACAAGTGAAAAAGATCCTCTTAAGTTTGATCAGGTAAAAGAATATATTGCCAAGGATGAGTTTATGGACGGGGCATTAGTGCTAAGACTGCCTAACATTACCAACATTGTCTATGGCCGTGATGTAGGATACAAGATCGAGCAAGTAGATTTGGGGGCAGACATTCATGCTATTTCAGCTACTGAAAAACGCAAGCAAATGGGTCTTTAATTATTTAGAAGAGTCTGGTCGCCTAATAAACGAAGCAGAAGAACGCATCATATTTAGGAATGCAGACGAGCGTAAGAAAGCAGTAGAATAAGTGTCTTTTTGGATTTTTTCTATTGCTGCCGCTGTAGGCCAGCTAGTAGATGGCGCACTTGGAATGGGTTTTGGCGTAGTAACTTCTACGATGCTACTGACATTAGGCGCCTCGGCCGCGGCTGCCTCTGCTGCAGTTCATATGGCTGAAATTGCTACAACATTAGCGTCTGGGTCCTCGCATTGGTTTAGAGATAATATTGATAAAAATATGCTTAAAAAACTTGCAATTCCTGGTGGCATAGGCGCTTTTCTTGGAGCTAATTTTTTATCTAATATTGATTTAAGCAATAGCAAAACTTTTATAACAACAATTCTAATGATTCTTGGATTTGTACTTTTATATAGAAGTGTATTCAACGATTCTATCAACGTTATAAATATATCTAATAAAAAATATTTTAGATTCTTAGGATTTACTGGTGGGTTTGTTGATGCTTCCGGTGGTGGCGGCTGGGGCCCAATCGTCACTCCAACGCTGCTGTCAACGACAAAACTTGAACCAAGAAAAGTTGTCGGAACTGTTAGTGCATCTGAATTTATTGTTGCCCTCTCTGCAAGTTTTGGATTTTTGATTAACATAAATAAGATAGACTTAAACTGGTCAATCGTAGGCGGATTAGCGCTTGGTGGAGTACTGATGGCACCAGTTGCAGCAAAAATTGTCACTACAATAAACAAAAAAGCATTAGGAATACTTATTGCATCTGCAATTATTTTAATTAACGGATATAAGCTGGTCGTGTAGTGATAGTTTCTAAATCAAGATCATTGGTAAAGTCACTGTCTTGGAGGGTAATTGCAATAATTACCACCTTTGTATCTATCTATATCATTACTGGCAGATTCGAGTTTGCGCTTCAAGGAACTATACTGACCAATACTATTAACTTTATTCTATACTACGTACACGAGCGTGGATGGAATAAAATTAGCTGGGGGAGAAAATAGTGGAACATTACGACGTACTGATTGCGACACCAGGAGCGATGCTCGAAGCGCAATATGTAGACAGCCTTGTCGAGACGTTAGCAGATTGTGATAGACGCGGAATCACATATAAGTGGCTTAACGCCTACACGTCCTTGGTGCATCATGCAAGAGAGCTAACTGCGAGCGGCTCAAGAGATCTAAATCTTGATCCAACCCAGGTATCACCTGGAGGACAAGATATTACGTACAACAAAATATTTTGGATTGACTCCGATATATCTTGGACGACAGAGGACTTCTTTAAGATATATGACTCGGAGTATGATGTGACATCAGGTGCGTACTTACTTGCAGACGGAGTTACAACTACCGTGCACGCGTGGGGGGCGCCTGGTGGAATACCAGCCCATAAAATTCTTAGCATGAAAGAAACTATAAAGGTGCAAAGTATTGGCTTTGGCTTTGTTGCAATGAAATGTGGAGTGTTTGAAAGTATTCAACGTCCGTGGTTTAATCATGAGCAGGTGCAGGTTGGAACAGATGCAGCTGGAAACGCAGTTATTGACACAGTAGGTGAAGACATATCCTGGTGTGTAAAAGCATACAGAGCTGGAATTGATATTTACTTTGATCCTACGGTTCTAGTGACACACATGAAAAAAGTCCCGATCACCTGGAGATAGCTGTAAATACACTCTTAAAAAGATAGAGCCGGACGCGCGATTGCTCGCGCTATCCGGCTCTTTACGTTTCAGGCGTTCTCTCCCGGGACACCAAAAACTAGTATTACTATATACCTAAAAGGCCTACTTAACAGGCAATCCTGTAATAGATTTCCAAGTTTTTGCATCAACGATGCCAGTTACAGGCAGCTTCTTAGCCTTCTGATGAGCCATGACAGCCTTCTTTGTGACTGGACCGAATTGACCATCGGCTGGCTTGATCTCAAGAGCTGTCTGAACAGTCTTAACGTGAATGCCAGACTCACCTGGATCAATTGTCTCGCCAGGATAAACCTTACCAGTTGTATCCTTTTCCTTTACTACCTTAGGAGCAACAGGCGCTGCTGTTGATCCTGTGTAGTCAGGACGGCCCCAACCGACAACTCCAACAACAAGTTTCTTCTTGTTGTTCTTTAGGTACGCGCGCTCCTTCTTGCAGGTTTCCCCGCCGTTGCGCTGGTCACCCTTAGCGTTGCCTGAGGTGTTGCCCTCTAGGCAAATCATTGTGCCGTCCTTGTTATCCTTTACGACAATTCCTACGTGCGAGATGCGGTTAACGCCATCGCCTGGGAAGTCAAAGTAAACGATGTCGCCAGGTTGTGGAGTATTTACTCCGTCGTTGTCGTACCAACGCTTTTGCTTCTTAAAAGCATCTGCGCCTGCAACTGTTGAAACGGTGTTAGGCACCTTAACTCCAGCTTGATTCGCACACCACATTACGTATGATCCACACCATGGCAAGAAGTTTGCCTTCGTGAACGCACCGTACTTTGTTTCGTTATCCTTAGGACCCTCAATGGTTCCTACCTCAGCAAGTGCAACTTCAATAAGTCGCGCGGCTGTTCCTTGAGCTGCTGCCATGTTTATCTGCCTCCCTTAGGCTTTGACGGCTTTGGCTTTGACTTCTTACATCCGCATGTTGCGCACATAGTTTTCCTTCTCTGCTAGTTTCTTATTTAACGATTACTACTGTAATTTTTGCCTTAGGGCATTTTGCGTTTGCATCCTTAATTGCCTTGAGCTCTTTGTCGTCAACTGTAAGTGACCAACGTAGTTTTACGTGAACCCAATTCTTAATGTATGCGCAAACGTCCTTTGCAGGAAGCCAGTCGGCTGGATCCTGATCTGACTTAGAGCGATTAGTCGCTGCGGTGACAGCAATCAACGCGTTAACGTCTCCCATGTCATTCGCGTACACCTCGCGCTTAGCCTTATCCCACGCCTTAGCGCCTGAATCCCAAGCCTCGGCTAGAGGAACCATATGGTCAACGTCTAGTCCAGAAAAATTTGTAACTGTTAATCCGTCATACGCGGAGTACCACTTGCCTGTGTCCTTTACGATCTTGCAACCCTTATCAACCTTAGGCTTAACAAGAGCCTCCTGAATAATCACGTCGTTGCGTGTGCTGCAACCGTTCTTATCAAGATCCGACCAGTGCTTAAATTGTGAGCGCGCGTAACCTTCACGAACATCAGGCGCAACCTTTAACGCTTTAATTCCGGCGTCTACTGTTGCAAACGTTGTAGGCTTATCTGCTGCAAACGCTCCCGTAGAGCTAGCAACGATAATAAAAAGTGTAAGAGGTAATGTTGTTTTAGTTGTGTTATGCTTGCGCATAGTAGGTCCTAACCGCGAGAGTAGCGTGAAGCAAGACCCCAGTCGACCTCGCCCGTTTGTACAGCGCGTGGAACAAGCGAACGACCTTGAATTTCAGCTTTTGAACCAAGACCGATAACAGTCATTCCACGATCTGATATTTTACGCTGGAATGCGATCTGTGTCATTGGTCTTTCACCACGCTCTTCACTCCAAGCACGATAGACAGAGTACAAAGACTTAACAGGAACGACCGTTCCCTCTGACTCCTTTGTCTCTTCATTTAAGAAAATACCGATACGGTCTTCGTTCTTGCGATAGATCTCTGACGCCTCGGTTACAACCTTACAAGTTCCAAGCGCATCGCGTGCCGAAGATCCAAGTAGCTTAATCGCGCCCTCAACTGCCCAAGACAGAACTGCTGGAAGGGCTCCTTCAGGGTCGAAGATGTAGTGCTTTAGGTCTGGGTCTGGATTTTCAGGGACGTTTGTAAGAGGTACGGGACGAATACGACGCCACATTGCGTCATCGTTAATGATAGGTCGGTGGTTTGTCGTAACCCACAACTTAGCACGTGATGAGAACGTAAATGGTTTTTCACCAGGTGAACGCGCAGAGATTTCACTTGAACCAGTTAACTTCTTAACTGAGTTTTCCTTCAAGCGCTCAGACTCTGGTAATTCGTCAACCCATACAAGACGGCGACCACGTAACTCAGCCCAGTGATAAAGATCTGAGCCGTTTGCTTGCCCATCGCCTTGTGCAAGAATAGAAGAGTCTAAAGGCCAAGCGTATTGCTGTGTGCCCATGCACTTTACTAAAGCTTCAACTAATGTGTTCTTACCTGAGCCGGCAGGACCGTAGATCAAAAACATTACGTCGTACGTGCGCAAGCCCGTTAACGAGTAGCCCGCTGCACGTTGCAGCCAGTCTTGTAGTTCTTTGTCGCCAGACGTTGCAAAGTCTAAGAACTGTTCCCACTTAACATTTCGCATTCCTGGAGTGTACGCGACAGGTGCGCGGCGAGTAATAAATAAATCTGGGCGACCCTTAAGAAGTTCACCCGTGCGAAGATCAATAACTCCGTTGGCAACACCAAGCAGTGTTTCGTCTGAGTCCCAGGCGTTAACCTCAACCTGTACGCGCGGATCTGACGTTGCGTTTTCAATACAACCTGCAATGCGTGAGTTTGACTTAGCCTGTAACGCCCACTTCATTAACTCTGCTTGCTTGTCTGCGTCCTCGTAGTTAACAACCTCGGATGCAATAACTGGTGCAAGCTTCTTTGTTAGTTCCTGTAGTTCAAGATTCTCAACGTCTGGCTTCCAGTATCCGCCGTCCCAGTGAAACCAACCAAGTCCCGGAGTGTAACGAATAGCAGGACCGAATGAATCTACAAGACGACGACCGTTTCCTGTATCTGTAAGCGTGCGCTTACCAGGTTCTCCACCGTCGTTCTCGTTAACTGCGTCAACATCCTTAGGCACATCCATCTTTAAAAGACTTGATGCCTCAGAAATTGAGTCACCATCTGAGATCGACTGCGTAATCGAACCTCCGATAGTTCCAGGCATTGTATGCATATCCTGCGGTGAATAATTTTCAGTTGTGCGTATATCCTGCGCTTTTCCTGTAGCCTTTGAACGTGTCTCATCTTGAGACTTGTTAGCCCACTCTTGTAATCCTGGCCACATGCGCTCAGACTTTGGATTGTCAATAACAAACTGTATAGCGCGTCGTACGTGCATCAACAATCCGCCTTGGCCTTCAAGCTCAAGAGGCGGACGCACCTTTTCAGCGTTAAAGCGAATCATCATTGTTTCAACTGCAAGCTTACCAGCTTCAGTGTTGACAGGGAACTTATTCGCTAAGGCGCACGTCATCGAGTAAATATCAACTGCGCGTGAGCCTTCTTCAATTCCTTCTTCGAGCAGACGCTCAACGTCAATACGCTCGCCTGCAAAATCTAAATCTTCTAAGAAACTCCAGTCGCCTTCACCAAGATTTGTGCCACCGCGACGACTATTCTTTTTACGAAGAGACTGTAGTAGCTCTTCAGGCGCGGTTGCCATTTCAATTTCCCACGGCGCATGTCCTGGTGCCCACTCGTAGCAGACGCCAGAGAAGTGACGCGACGGAGTAATGAGAACGTAGCCGTTGTGTTTGATGTCAACGCCTGGCAGATTTGCTTTCTTAAGATTTCCAACAAGCTGCTCTGACTCTTCGCACTTATAAAATAAGTGACGACCTCGCATTACCTTTCCACCGGCGATTGTGTACTCGCCTGTGATTGCCTCAACTGTTGGAGGTAGGAATCCTTCTACGAGAGCTTCAAACTTTTCAAATGAATCTGGTCCACCTGAGCGCGGGTCAATATCAATAACAAAAAATCCACTGGAGCGACACATAACACCGATGTTCATGTTTGGATCGCGTTGCCACCATGAATCAACTGTAGCAGCGTCTGTGGTTGCGAACTTGTTCCACTCAGGGAGCGATGGGTGCTTGCCTACATCTTTTGGTTCAACGTGAGCGCCTCCGCAAGTGCAGCGGCCTCCGACGATTCCATAGCAAGGAAGTATTGACCAACCCTTATTAGCATACCAGCTTGCGGCAGGACCTAAACGTCCTTCTGCTGATTCCCAGTTGCTCATATACGGTTACCTTGCTGTAGCATCTTTACGTCGTTAACTCCAATCAAATCCTATAAAAACAATTGTTTTCTAGAGAAGAGCTATCATATCACTTTTCTAGATTCTTTGTTACTTGGCGACTATAAAGGGTACTTGCCCATATGTAAACAACTGAAACAGATAATAAATATAAACCATATAAGTTATAATTTGTATATCTTCTAGCGGTGACCGAAAGGTAGTTACAGTGCTAAATAGTCTATCTATGCAAATCGGCGCCGTGGCCGGAGCTTTCGCAGGAGCCCTCTTCTTGTTCGGGCTAGTCTACAAGATCTACAAAGTTATTCACCGCGTCGAGTCTGCCATCGGGGTAGATGATAATGGAAGAACAATGTCTGAGCGTATGGAACGCGTTGAATATCAACTCTGGGAAAATGGTGGCAACTCCATGAAGGACCAGATGAACGCCCAAGGAGCCTTGGCAAAGGAGACTGCGGTAGAGGTTCGATTTATAAAGGACGTGCTGCTTCAGCTACTATCGCTGCCTGATATGCACCAGGGTCCCGCGCCCGTTGAGCCAAAGATGACAAAGGCTCGCAAGAAGAAGACTTCAGACATCTAAAAGAAGCAGTTTGCTTTATCCCTAGTTTTACCTTCTTCTGTACTGTATTCCTGTGGCAAGTACACTTATAAGCACAGTTAAGAAAACTTTTAATTTAACTTTTAATTGCCAAATATGCAGTACTTTTTCTTATTTCTTGTTACAATTTTCCTAACTGTTAGCCTGTGGCTTATGGTTCACTTAACTGGAGACGCCGTTAAGTAGCGTGTAGACAATAACTTGGAGAGTAACATGTCGCTTGCGGAACGCTTATCTCAGTCCTCAGGAATCGGTGCAGGTCTACCGTGCAAGATAGGAAGCCTGTTAACAGGCGAACAACTTTCAAAAGAAGATAAGGCAAAGCTTGCCGAGGTGCTTGAAGTCCCTTACGGTGCTCCAGGACGTCTTCCCAATACCACCATCGCCGCCGCCCTCAGAGATGAAGGCTTAGACGTCGGCGACTCTGCGGTGACAAAACATCGCCGCGGCGGGTGTCGTTGCTTTGGCTCTAATCCTAAGATTAGTGCATAATGACGCTATTCGATAAGCTCTCAGTTCCAGGGCGTTCAGGCTCGGACTTCAAGACAAAGAACAGCGCTCCCGATGAGGCATGGCGTCCGCGCATGGACGTAGGAGATGAAGGTGGATACGTCGTCTCGATACCGCGTCCTATCTCCGAGATCCCTGACGCAAGAGAGTTACTAATAGAATTTGACCTTAACCCAGAGCATTGGGCAATCACCTCGGTAAGAAAATCACGTTGGCAACGCTACGACGGTGAGCTTTTAGAATCACAAAGAATTAACATCGTCCCAATAGCATCTCAAACAGAGTTAGATCTAGACGTAAAAGATCTAATGAAGAGTATGCAAAATTGGAAGCCTGGCAAGAAGCCTCCTGTGACAACTGGAGACCTTGCTTTTATTTTTGCGCCCAGCGACCAGCAACTAGGTAAGAAAGCTAACGGTGAGGGCACCAAGGAGACAGTAGAGCGTATACAAACCGCCACTGAAGGCGCGGTTCATCGCCTACATGACCTTAGAAAAGTTGGAAGAGATATAGGAACGGTTGTTATCGCACTCCTAGGAGATCACGTTGAAGGAAACGTATCTCAGGGGGGAAGACTACAAAGTCACTCCGCTTCTGATATGGGTCTTACTGAACAGATACGCGTAGGCATAGGTCTTCTTATGGTTCAAATAAAGGCGTTTGCCCCGTTGGTAGACCGCGTAGTAGTTGCGGTAGTAAACGGCAACCACGATGAGGTAAGCCGCCAGGTTGTGCTTGACCCTTCTGAAGGTTGGAATACGCACATTGCAAACGTGGCGCAGTCAATTTGCGCGGAGAGTAGCGCCTTATCTCACGTAGAGTTTAGGTTCCCTGCGAAAGACCATCAGACACTTGCCGTAGAGGTATGCGGAACTATGATTGGACTATTCCACGGGCACCAAAGTGGAAGAGACGTTACTAAGTACCTGTCAGAGCAGGCCGCAGGGCAAACTGCTTTAGGCGGCTGTGATGTCTGGCTGTCTGGTCACTTCCACAACTTTAGATCTATGGACATCGGCGGAAGATTTTGGGCTCAATGTCCAACTGTTGACCCTGGTTCCGCGTGGTTTAGAGACCGCAGAGGTTTAGAGTCTAACCCTGGAATATTGACCATGGTCGTAGGTAAAGACCACGACCCAAGGCTAGATGTTAGCGTGATTCCAGCTAATAAATAATAAAATATCCAAGTAAAGATTCTGGTTGTTTGGTAGTATTAACCTATCGCCTAATAATGTCGTTTTGACGTTGCACGCATAGGTCCGATGGTTTTTAAGGAACGGAGCTTCTGTGCCAAGTTGGTCTGAGGACGTTGTAACACGTACCGTCATAGGCACGTACATCACATCTCGCGGAATCGCGGGCGTTGGAACTATTTCCTTCACTCCTACTGCTACAATCTACGACCCAGATGACTCTGTCGTTCTCAGCGGCGCAACGGTCGTAACTTTAGACGGAACTGGCTCGTTCTCAGTCGAGCTCCCAACTACAGACAATCCTCTCGTAACTCCTTCTGGTTGGGCGTATGAAGTTGCAGTTCGAATTAACGGAGTTAAGTCTGTAAACGTACGAGTATTTTTACCACTTGGTGATAGATCAGACATCGACCTGTTCACGCAGATCTCTCGTCTAGTTCCTTCAGCAACTGCATCATATGTTTCATCAGCTTCAAGCACAACTGCACGTGGGCCTATCGGCCCTGCTGGCGCGACTGGCGCGACTGGCGCGACTGGCGCTGGCACAATTGGCGCAACCGGAGCGACAGGCCCTGCTGGTGCTCCAACAGGGGCAACAGGAGCTACAGGAGCAACTGGCGCTGGCACAATTGGCGCAACCGGAGCGACAGGCCCTGCTGGTGAAGGCTCTGTCATTAGTGTTACAGGTTCACTCAACTATGACACAGGCACTGGTCTTCTTTCTCTCGATGAAGGAGTTGCTGGAGGGCTCGCTACACTCAATGCTTCTGGTGTAGTACCTGATGAACAACTCCCTGACGATCTTGTTCGCACAGATGGTCTTGAAGGAGCACTTGGCGATTACATCTTGTCTTCTGAAAAGGGAGCAACAGGCGGAGTTGCCGAGTTAGATATTACAGGCAAGGTTCCACTTGAGCAGCTGCCCGATGGATTTGGCACAACAGGCGCTACAGGCGCGACAGGCGCTGTTGGGCCAACTGGTGCGCAAGGCGTAAACATTAACTTTGTTGGAAGCGTTGCAGACACTGGCTCACTTCCAGGTTCTGGCAATGATGTCAACGATGCATACATCGTAGATGCAGACGGCAACCTTTGGGTTTGGAACGGTTCAAGTTGGAGTGACGCTGGTCAGATTGTTGGGCCTCAAGGACTGCAAGGTTCTACAGGAGCAACGGGACCTACTGGTGTAGGCACTACAGGAGCTGATGGAGCGACAGGCGTCACCGGAGTTGCTGGCGAGAATGGCCCAACAGGAGCGGACGGCGCGACTGGACCTACTGGCGCTGATGGAGCAACTGGCTCAACAGGCGAAGCAGGAGCTACTGGAGCCGACGGTCCAACTGGTCCGACTGGCGCAGATGCATTATGGAACTTTACTGGCGCTTACGGCGGAGGAACGTCTTACGCAGTCGGCGATGTAGCAACTTACCAAGGACAGACTTGGTACCGCATCAATGCTAATGGCGGAAACGTTGGAGACACTCCTGCAGAAGGAACATACTGGACTCTTATTGCACAAAAGGGGTCTACAGGCGAAACAGGGCCGACAGGCGCCAACGGCAGTGCGGGAGCGACTGGAGCGACCGGTGACGCGTTTGGAATTTATTATTTAGGAAACTACAACCCATCATCTGGCTACGTGACAGACATTGCAGTAGTACGAGGTTCAGACGGGCAACTGTATCTTGCTAAGGCAAGTGGCCAATTAGGTGACCCAGTTGATTATTTAAGTAATGGCCAATGGGAAATTTGGATACCTAAAGGTCCTACTGGTGCAGCAGGAACTACAGGAGCTAATGGCGTAACTGGTAATGATGGAGCGACTGGTGCACAAGGTGAGACTGGCGCAGTTGGTGAAACTGGAGCACAAGGAGAAATTGGCTCTACAGGAGCAACTGGTGTAACTGGTGCACAAGGTGAGACTGGTGTAACAGGAAATGACGGCGTCACAGGTGCGCAAGGTGAGACTGGAGACACAGGCCCAACCGGCCCAACAGGTGCGGACGGAATCTTCTCAACAAACGAAGGTACGCCTCCAACAGGAGCCGAGACTGGCGACGCATGGTTTGACCCATCAAGCGGAACATTCTTTATCTACTATGATGGTTTTTGGTTGGAGGCTTCGAGCAGTGCGTATGGAGAAACTGGTCCTACTGGTGCAGACGGTGTTGGTCGTGTAGTTTCTGCTCCAGCTCACGAGTATGGAGTGGCTGGAAACTTAGCAGGTGATGTTGCATCTGACGGAACGTATTTCTACTTCTGTATGCAAAACTACGTAGATAACTCGACAAAAATTTGGTATCGCATTTTGTGGACAGCCGGATCCTGGTAATCCCCTTCCCTAATCTCTAATTATCCTTAATCATATTTTTCATTAAAGGATAAAATACCACTCGGGACGTTTTTGTTCCCAACACTCGAGTGAAATGAGAAAAGCATATGCCGATTGACTTTCCGGATACCCCGTCCTTAAATCAGACGTTTACATCCGGTTCGACAACCTGGCGCTGGAACGGCTCAGTTTGGCTAGTAGTTCGTGACTTTGCACCTGCAGGTGCAACAGGAGCTACAGGTGCACAAGGTAACACTGGTGCACAAGGTGAGACTGGTGCGCAAGGCGTCCAAGGTGAAACAGGCGTTACAGGCGCACAAGGCGAAACTGGCGCACAAGGTGAAACAGGCGCACAAGGTGAAACAGGCGCCGTTGGAAATACAGGCGCGCAAGGTGAAACAGGCGCACAAGGTGAGACTGGTGCACAAGGCGAAACTGGTGTAACTGGTGCACAAGGCGAGACTGGCGCAGTAGGTAATACTGGTGCACAGGGTGAGACTGGTGTAACTGGTGCACAAGGTGAGACTGGTGCACAAGGCGAAACTGGTGCACAAGGCGAAACTGGTGCACAAGGTGAAACTGGTGTAACTGGCGCACAAGGTGAAACTGGTGCACAGGGTGAGACTGGTGTAACTGGTGCACAGGGCGAAACTGGCGCACAGGGCGAAACTGGCGCACAGGGCGAAACTGGTGCACAAGGTAACACAGGTGCTCAGGGTAACTTCGGTGGTATCACCTTAGAGTACGCGTTCAGCACTAACACAGGCGATACAGACCCAGGTGCTGGAACACTTAAGTTTAACAACGCAGACGTAACACTTGCTACAGCGTTGTATATCGATGACGTAGATGCAGCATCAACAGATGTTCAATCATACCTACGCACAATCGACGATTCAACATCAACAATCAAGGGCCACTTCCGCATCTCTAACAAGGCTGATTCAACAGACTTTGCCTTGTTTACAGTTTCAGGAATTACAGAAAACTCAGGCTACTTTACAGTAGCTGGTTCATATGTTTCTGGCTCAGCAGCTTCATTCTCAAGCTCTGAAGAAGTTATCATTACGTTTGCACGTACTGGTGATCTTGGAGCTCAAGGTAACACTGGTGCTACTGGTGAAACTGGTGCAACAGGTGCTGTCGGTAACACCGGAGCTCAAGGTGAGACTGGTGTAACTGGTGCTATCGGTGAGACTGGTGCACAAGGTGAGACTGGTGCGCAAGGCGAAACTGGTGTAACTGGCGCACAAGGTGAAACTGGTGTAACAGGAGCTCAAGGTGAAACTGGTGTAACTGGTGCACAAGGTGAAACTGGCGCTGTCGGTGAGACTGGCGCTGTTGGAAATACTGGTGCACAGGGTGAGACTGGTGTAACTGGTGCACAAGGTGAGACTGGCGCTGTCGGTGAGACTGGCGCTGTTGGAAATACTGGTGC